AAGCAGATCATCCTGAGCAATGAGCGCGGATTCGAGGATGCGTACAACGCAAGCCCCGAGGCCAAGACGTTCGTCCAGGCGTTGATGGAAAAAATAATTAACTACGAGTACGAATTGGAGAAAGCTGGTTTAGAATGACTTTAGCACAAGAAGACCACCTGGCAGAGATCCAGCGAACGATAGCAAAACGGGTCAACGACAAGTACCGGGCCGGTCAGGAGGAACACGGTGGGGATCTCTGGGAGCGGGTGCCGTTGGTCGAGGATCTCATCGAGGAGGCACTCGACCAGATGACCTATGCGCTGACACTCAAGTCGCAGTTGGGACGGGCGAAGAAGTTACTCGATGACGCGAGAAACGCTGCGTCTGAGAACCCGGTCTCCGCCCAGAAGTTAATTACCCGAGCTATGACTTACCTCTAGTTACCTCACAAGACTGTTGCCAGAAAGCGATTTTAACGCACCCAATTCGGGTGCGTTTTTTTTACGCACTAACGAACAGTCAAATGGCAGCTAAAAAACAAGGCTACAAAAGCCGACAAGACGAGTCACTTGGTGCGCGGCGCGGTGCGCGTAAGAACCTCAAGCAAAGCGTCTCAGCGTCTGGTCGCCGGGCGATGGCTTCTGGCCCGCGCAAAGCGGCAGGCGGCAAGAAGTTTGGGCTGAAACCAAAGAAGCGATAGTTGTCCCGGTGACCACCGAGGAACAATTCAGTGCTTTTTGCGGGGATCTGGAAGCGTTGCTCAGTCGATACCAGGAAGAGTTCGACCTGAATGACGCGATGCTGATCGGCGGGATGCAGATGTATTCCACGCTATTTGCTATACAGCAGATGGGGTGGTGCTGCGAAGAAGAAGAGGAGGAAGAAGAATTTTAAATGCGTGATCGAGACAAACTAAACGCGGAGGTATTACAAGATTTGGCGGATCGTTCGGTGTGGGACACGCGGCAACGTATGTTCTACGAGATGCGTCACCACGGGTTGAGGCGGAAAAACAAACCATGGCCCGGGGCATCGGACATTCATTTCCCGCTGGTCGATACGACGATCAGCGAACTCAAACCGGCCTACTTTCAGCAGTTATTTGCGACCGACCTAATCGCACAGTTTGTTCCCACGTCACCCCAGGTAGCCGAGTTTACGACTGCCGCCGCTCAGTGGTTCGACCACCGAGTGAAGCAGATGACGAACCTCGAAACCGAGGTGCTGAGTGCGGTCGATTCGATGCTGATGTGCGGCACCGGCATTCTAAAAGTTTTGTGGGATTACTCCTCGAAACGTCTTAAATATTACACAGTCGATCCCCAGCATTTTGTTGTACCCGCCTGGACGCGGGACATAGCGGACGCTGACCGGATCTGCCACATCAGCGTTTACTCGATTGATGCTTATAAGCGGCAGAAACACCTGAAGCAGGACAAAGCAATCCTCGATCAGATCGTTGGGAGTTACAACGCAGATGCCGGTGATATGAACACCGAAGCGGCGAAGTACGAGCGCGAAGGACTGACATTCCCGGAGCAGGACAAGATCATCGTGTGGGAGGTGTACAACCGTTGCCCGGATACCGGTCAGTGGATCATCTGCACTTACTCCCCCACCTCCCCGGACATCGATCTTCGTCCGCCGATGAAGGTTCCGTATAACCACGGTAAGCCACCGTTTATCGCTTTCAACTACGAGATCAAAGATCCGGGGTTTTACTCGTCGAGAGGCGTGGTCGAGTTGCAAGCGGTGTTTGAGGCCGAGCTTACGAAGTTGCAGAACGAGAAGATGGACTGCATGACGCTGTTCAATCGACCGTTATACCGGGCAGAGCGGGACATGCCTAACACTGGAAACCTCCGCTTAACGCCTGGCAGCATTCTACCGTACGGCATCCAGCCTGTAATGCACCAAGCACCTCCGATCTCGTTCGATACACAGATGAACGTGATGCGGGAGATAGCGCAGAACCGGGTGAGTACACCGGATTTTGGCCTGACGCAGTCGCTTCAGAACACCGAGCGGCGAACGGCGACCGAGATCCAGGCGATTGGCGGGCTTTACCAGCAATCGAGCGATCTGAGGATGCGAATATTCCGCATTGCGCTGGGGAATCTGTACCGGATGAGTTGGTCGATTCTACTGCAATACGACAAATCGAGCCTGAACTACTGGTACCTCGACACGGCCCAGGAGATCCCCCAGGAGGCGTTGCACGAACAGTACAACATTCAACCCACCGGGAGTGCGGACGGGGTGAATAAACAACTTTTAATGCAGAAAGCGATCACCCGCTTTCAGATGTTCGCGAATGATCCGTACATCGATCAAGGCCAACTGCGTAAAACGATTTTGGAAAGTGATGATGCGACACTGGTCAAGCGACTCTACGTCGATCCGCAACTCACACAGTCGAGCCAGGCGGAGGATCAAGCCAACGAGATTACGTTCCTACGGTTGGGTTTCCCGGCACTGGTAAAAGATTCGGACGATCATCTAATACACATCCAAACGGTGATGGGTTACATCACAAACCGAGCCGACACAGGCGCACCTCCGGAACCGGCGGAAGGACAGTTCCTCGAACAACACATCAGCGAACATTTGGAGAAGCTGAAAGAAGCAGACCCGAAGACCGGTCGCCAGGTGGAACAAGAACTAAAAAATTTATTCGCTCAAATGCAGGAAGCAGTTGCACAGCAAGCGGAACAACAAAATGTGGAATCGATTGAAGAACCGGTGGCGGCTATGGAAGCAGTTCCGCCAGGTGTTGCAGTGGTCTGATCCTCCCGAATGGAGCAACGGACACGCGGGACAATTGCAGGCATTCATGTCGGGCGATGTGGGAGTTACGTTACGTTACCACTTGCGAAGCTTGCATATACAGAACTGCGACCGATTAATTTCATCCCCAGCGGACTTGGCGTACCACGCCGGTCACGCCGCCGGGTTTAAATCCGCGTTGGCAACGCTCGATGGGATGGCATCGATAAGAAGCCAACCCGAGGAGGAAGTGGTCGGGGTGACCGACGATTTAGAGTGGATGCGAAAACCCGCATAACAAATTTATGTCTGAAGTAGTGGCAGAAAAACCAGTTGAGGTAGATGTCGAGCGCGAGCAATTGCTATCAGCATTGGCAGAAGCCGATGCCTCCGCGTTCGATACTGCGAACATATCCACGGTGCCGCAGGCCGAGGAACCCAACAAGGAGTCAGTTGTAACTGATGACAAAACTAGTGAGGTAGAACCGGACAAACCGGTGGACGAGGAACCCGAGAAGGTTGACGAGAAATCTCAATCGAAATATTCCCGGGCGAAAAAAACGCAAGAGCGGGCTAACAAGACTTGGCGTGACGCTAATGCCGAAAAAAATTCGGTAAAGAAAGAGCGGGCCGAGTTGGAAGCAGAACGCAAAGCGTTTGAGGATCAGCAGAGTGTATCTCGTAATGAGATCACTCAGCGATCAGCGCAGAGTCGCTATTCACCCGAAGAATACGAGGCATTAGCCCGCGAGTTCGAGGATGAAGGCGACGATAAAAACGCTGAGGCGGCGACGAAAGCGGCAAAGCAAGCGCGTGAAGCGATTGCCGAGCAAGACGCTAAAACGCAGCAGGCGAAGTTCGTAGCCAAGTGGGACAGCAACTGGAAAGCGGCGGCAGCCGAGCATGGGGACTTAAACGATCAAAACAGTGAACTGTTTAAAATGGTCGGTCGATTGCTCGAACAGAAACCGGTTCTAACGCAGTACCCCGGAGGCATAACAGACGCAGTCGAAGGCGCGACGATGTACCTCCAAGCCAACCGATCAGCGTCACTAGAGAAGCAAGTCAGCGATCTTAAAAAACAGGTCGCTGAGTACGAAGAGAAAACACAACTGAACGGAACCCAACCCGGCGGAAACATTCTGCAAGTTGAATCGTTTGATCAGTTACCGGTTGATAAACAAAGATCGGAATTGATGAAGGCGATGCAACAGGCGGATGACACTGGGGGCAGCATGTTCGCAACAAATTAAAACATTATGGCAGGAACTACTTTAACGACTACCGGTTCGGCTACGGCAGGCCCGGAATCAACACTTCAATCATACTTCGACAAGAAGTTACTCGAACAAACGCTCAAGACAATTGTTCTTGATCAGTTTGCATTTAAGGCACCGCTTCCAGCTAAAGCGGGAGCAAAAACGGTTAGATTTTTCCGTTACCCGGAATCAGCTACAACCGATGTTGCTACGCTTACTGAAGGCACGGCAATTGCAACGGGTGCTTCAAAGCAATTGAGCATGGAAACAGTGGACGTAAGTCTCGCTCAGTACGGACAAATCGTGACGATTAGTGATCTGTTAAGTGCCGTCGAATTGTTCTCAACAATGGAGCAGGCAACTGTTCAAAACGGACAGGACGCAGCACTGAAAGTGGACGAATTGCTACGGAACATTCTGGGCGATTCGGCTACAGTTGTGGATCGTTATGCCGGTGCGGCGACAAGTTACGCAACAGTCGGGGGAACCGACGACGCGATGACTGCGCTCGACATCCTCGATGCGTCTACCAACCTGAGAGTGAACAACGCTCGTCCGAGTGGTGGATATTTCACGGCAATCATGGCACCGGAAGTCGCCCGCGATCTGATGAACGACGATGATTGGTTGGAGGCCAGCAAGTATGGCAGCCCGGATCAATTGTTCAAAGGCGAGGTTGGTCGGTACATGGGTGTTCGCGTGGTCACCACGACTAATCCGTACCGTCAAAACACCCAGCGCACCTACAATGCTGCCGGTACCAAGTATTCGACATTCGTCGTTGGCGACCAGGCATACGGAGGCGTGAACTTGGCAACGATGAGTGCTTACTCACCGAAGATGATCATCTCGCAAGGAGCGGACAAGTCCGATCCGTTGGCGCAGTTGACCACGGTCGGATTCAAGTTCTACTACGGGGGCGCGATTATCAACGCGAACCACGCAGTGAACATCTACTCCGTCACGAACTACAGCTAATCACTAGCCCGGGGGGTTAACAGCCTCCCGGGCGTTTAATTTAAATTATGCCAAAAGTAGATATTCCAATTTCCGCACTACAAGTGGCGGACGAAGATGGTTCCATGATTGTCCCGGCAGTCGGTGATGCGGTTAGCTTCACCGTCGAAGGTGCGGTTGAATCGATTGGTGACGAGTATGCCGTGGTAGGCATGGAGTCGGTCAACGGTGAACCCGCCTACCCCGAGGAGGTAGTGGAGGAGCAAATGGAAGTCGAGGCACCTAGTCGGGATGACTTGATGGCCGAAATGGAAGCAATCGACGCGGCAGGAGGATTATAAAAAATTATGAGTACAAGAATAATTGGGAGAGGAAGAGAAGGACGGCGAATTGCCAGTGTCGCCACTGGGGTTGGCAATGTTAAGCCAATTGAGCTTAAAGCGTCTATCGGTGACGGGGCAACCGCTAATTCGGCTACACCGTTTATTAAGTTTAGCGGAACGGCAGCCGCAACCACTGATGGTGACAACAATGTCACTACATCGGATGTGACCGGCAGTGGTGCGGCACCAGGTGGGACAAACAAGGCTATCCTGGTCGATGTGGGTGGCACGCAATACTGGATTGCACTCTACGCAACGTAATGCCGTTGTTCGACTTCAAGAATCGCGAGACCGGGGAGGTGCGAGAGATCAACTCCTCCCCGGATCTCGATAATTTTAAGGACGAGTCAGGCACCTGGCTCAAGCTTGATGTGCAACCAGGTTTCGCCATTGGCGGGCATCGAAGACTGCCGACCCAGGCGGAGACGATCAAGCGCGGCTATTATAAGCAAGAGCAAGCCGGGTGGCGCAGTGAGTATAGTAAGAATAAAGTAAAACGAGCGTGGGGTTTATAAGCGATGTCAGTACAAAACGAGAGAGATCGATCTTACAAAACTACTTACTCGGCAGCATACAGTACAACCGGATTAGACTTTTTGCCGGTAAACATTTCAGAAACCTATTTTGAACAATCTAGACCACAATTAACTCAGTTGACCAACGTAGGAACCGAGCCGGTCTATGTTAAACTGGGAAGTTCTGCTTCAACGTCAAGCGGTGGTTTTAGTTATATATTAGCGGGATGCACTTTAACAAACGATGGAACTGGAGCGAGGTTAGACATTGAAGGATATTCTGGCAATTTCAGTATTGTCGGAGAAACCGGGCCAGTTGGAACAATCAATTTTACAAGAAGCGGGGGGTAATTATGTCAGTACAAAACGAAAGATTTAAAAGCTTTGAAACGGTAACGCAGTCAACTGTAGCCGTTAGCACGGTGGTCGCCACTGTGACAAACGGCAAACCGTATCACTTAACGGCACAGAATATCGGCACACAAGCGGTGTATATGAAAGTCGGATCAGCGGTAGCCACCACAAACGGAAACTACACCTACATCCTAGCTGGTGGAGAGAACAACAACGATGGAACCGGGGCGATGATCGACATCTCCGGGTACACCGGAACGATTTCATTTATCACAGCAAGCGGAACCAGCAACGTAGTAGTTTCAACGGGATGAGCGCACAAATATTTTATAACAACGGGAGTTCGAGTTCTGAGGTCATAACACATCTCATTAAC